TACGGTTGTTATGCTTGATGCATACATCGTGCAAAACACGGGTGGCGCGGCTATTAATAGGCTGATACTGCCTATTTCTCGCTCAGAATATGCGTCATATCCGAACCCGGAGCAACAGGGATTCCCGACAACGTACTGGTTTGACCGCCTGCTGTCGCCAACCGTAACCCTCTGGCCGGTGCCAGATGGTGGCGAAACGTCGTTCAATTACTATCGCGTCCGGCAGATTCAAGACAGCAATTTTACGAACGGCCAGCAGGTTGAGATCCCGTATTACTTCATGGAGGCCTTCGCTTTTGGCCTTGCGCAGCGACTTGCGATGATCTGGGCGCCGGATAAGGTGGCCATGCTCAAGCCGCTGGCAGATGAGTCGTACGATATTGCCTCTCGCCAGAACGTCGAGACTGCGCAGCAATACATTTCGCCCATGGTATCGAGTTACTTTAGGCCGTAATGCATGTCCTACGCATCGCAGTCCGGCCGAGCCAAAACTAGCGCAACAAACCCGCAGGCACATGCGATATGTGATCGGTGTGGTTTTCGCTATAACCATGCCGAACTGAAATGGCAGTACGACTGGCGCGGCGCCATGATCCAGAACATCAGGATTCTGGTTTGCGACACCTGCCTCGACACCCCGCAAGAGCAGTTGCGCTCGATTGTGGTTCCCGCGGACCCGACTCCAATCGTTAATGCCCGCGTGCAGGACTTTGAGACTGCCGAAACGAACTATCAGACTGTATCTGCACCGCCTACGATCGACCCGCAAACCGGCATTCCGATCCCGGGGAATACGACGTTGGTCACGCAGGACGGCCAACAACTCACCACGCAGCCGTACGGGCCTCCTGTGGGCCTCACTCAGCCGGCAGTGATGCCGCTGAAGGGTACGACGCAGTACGCTGTAAAACTGCCTGCGTTGTCCGTATCGGCCAACGGAACTACTGTCATCACGGTGACGTGCTCATCGCCTCACGGTTTGACGACAAATGATCAAATTTCTGTTGAGGGCGTGACGAATGTCAAAGCCTGTGGCTTCTATAGCGTCACAGTGACGACAGCCACAGCATTCACGTATGAAACGGCACAGGTTATTCCTGCGGGCGCCCTTTTGACGCCCACAACCCGTATTATCACGGCATCGGTTGGTCTGCCCTACGGGTACACCCAGATACCTCAAGTTGGAACTTAGGCGATGGCAAATACAACGATCCCAAATCTTCCGGCAGCAACCAGTCTCGATGGCAACGAGCAACTTGAGGTCGTCCAGAATGGCACGTCTAAGCGTGTCACGGCCGATCAGATTGCTGCTCTTGCCGAAAACACATCGGGCACTGTCACCCAGATCGATACTGGCGGCGCCCTTGTTGGCGGCCCAATTACGACGACGGGCACAATCAGTCTGCCGCCAGATGCTGTTACGAACGTGTATCTGGCAGAAATGCCGGCTAACACGCTCAAGGCAAACATTACTGGTTTGACGGCAAACCCGACTGACGTAACCCCTAGTCAGTTGCTGGATACCTTCAGTTCGGCTGAAGGTGCAATGCTGTATCGCGGAGTTTCTGGTTGGCAGGAGTTGGCTCCCGGCTCCAACAACCAGTACATGTACACGAACGGCAACAATCCGCAGTGGGTTACGCTGGCAATCAACCCGGGCGATATTGGCCCTAGCGGTGTCACCCCGGGATCTTACGGAAGCCCCTCAGAAACCATCACCTTCACGGTGATTTCTGGTGGGTTGCTGACGACGGCGGCCGCTGTTCCAATTGCTATTTCGACTTCTCAAATCACCGGTCTCGGCACGATGGCGACGCAAAACGCCAACAACGTCGCGATTACCGGCGGAAATGTCAACGGCACCATTATTGGTGCATCGACCCCAGCGCAAGCCTATTTCACGACCATCTCTGGCGGCGCGTGGGAAGGCACTCCAATCTCTGTTGCATATGGCGGTACTGGCGCCACTACTGCAGCGGGTGCCCGCACCAATCTCGGCCTCGGCACGATGGCAACACAGAATGCCAACAGCGTTGCCATCACTGGCGGTTCGATCAATAACACTTCGATCGGCGCTCTGACCCCGCAAAGTGGTGCGTTTACAACGCTCAGTGCAAGCAGTACATCGTCATTTGGAACGATTACGTCTGGCACATGGAACGGTAGTGCTATTGGCGTCGCATATGGCGGCACTGGCGCAACCGATGCGACCACTGCGCGCACGAATTTAGGCGCTGCGGCCAGCGGCGCCAATTCAGATATCACTAGCCTTACTGGGTTGACGACGCCCCTTTCGGCCCCGCAAGGCGGCACCGGGTTTTCGTCATACACAGTTGGCGATTTGGTTTATGCGCCGACATCAAGTTCGCTTGGCAGATTGAACGACGTTGCAACTGGCAACGCTTTGCTGTCTGGCGGCGTTGGTGTCGCGCCTTTCTACGGCAAAGTCGGCCTGACTACGCACATCACCGGCACTCTGCCTGTTGATAACGGCGGTACGGGCGCTACGTCTTTAACGGGTTACGTTAAAGGAAACGGCACTAGCGCATTCACTGCGGTAACAGCGATTCCAAATTCGGATCTGCAAAACAGCAGCGTCACAATTGGCTCGACGACGATTGCTCTTGGTGGATCAACTTCGGCCTTGGCTGGCTTGACAACGGTTACGCTGACTCAAGATCCGTCTGCAGCGCTTGAAGCATCGACGAAGCAGTATGTCGATAACCAAGTTTCTGCTGTCTCTAACCTGACGTATCACACACAGGTTACGTCGGCGACGACTGCAAATCTCAATGCTACATACAACAACGGCGTTGGCGGTGTCGGGGCGACGCTTACAAATGCCGGTGCGTTTGCTCAGTTTCAGATTGATTCTTACACCCCGGGTTCACTCGCTCGCGTTCTTGTCAAAAACCAGACGAACGCATACGAGAACGGAATTTATGAGGTAACGACTCAGGGTGACGGCGTCTCTGTGCTGTGGGTCCTGACTCGCACTTCAGACTTCAACACCGTTGGATCTGGCCCGACCAGAATTCAAACTGGCGCTTCTGTGTTTGTTCAGTTTGGAACAAACAACGGCTCCACTAGTTGGGTGATGAATACGACGCCGCCGATTACGGTTGGCTCGACAAACCTCAACTGGACCCAGACATCTTCGTCGGGAAACATCCTTGTTGATGCGCCTCTCATAAAGACGGGCAACACGCTCAGCCTTGGCACCGTCAATGTGCCGTTTGGCGGAACAGGGATTACGTCTTACACAATCGGCGATCTTTTGTATGCCGATAGTTCAACGTCGCTGGCAAAACTGGCAGATGTTGCGACTGGAAATGTGCTGCGCTCTGGTGGAGTTGGCGTCGCCCCGGCTTGGGGTAAGGTTGATTTAACCACTGATGTTAGCGGCACTCTTCCTGTCGCTAACGGAGGCTCAGGAACATCAACGGCCTTTACGCAAGGCTCAGTGTTGTTTGCCGGCGCCTCGGGCGTTTACTCGCAAAACAATTCCAAGTTCTTCTGGAATAACACTGATTTCAGGCTTGGATTAAATACGGCATCTCCGACGACCGTATTGACCATTCTTTCTCCGACCCAGACCTCGCTGCCGCCCGGCGTGCTGCCATCGGGAACGGATATTCATATTGTCGGCGCCAACAATGCGGAAACCCGCATTACGCAAGACTCATTTGGTACTGGCAATTACCCCGTCTATACCGGTCGAGCCGCTCGCGGGACTGCCGCATCGCCGACAGCGCTTCAGTCTGGCGACATCCTCACTCAGTACACTGGTCGCGGATATGGCGCTACAGGCTACAACAGCGCCTCAACTGGCGTATTTGAGTTCATTGCCGCTGAGAATTTTTCGGATACCGCTCAAGGCACGTATGCCTCTGTGCGCCTTACGGCAACCGGTGGCGCATCGCCTGCCGAAGTTTTCCGTATTGGACCTGTTGGGCAGGTCGGCGTAGGCGGATCTAACTACGGCACCGCAAGCCAATTGCTGATTTCAGGCGGCGCCAGTGCTGCCCCTCAATGGACTGATGCCAGTACGATTTCTGTTGGCACGGCTACAAACCTCGCTGGTGGCGCTGCAGGCTCTGTGCCCTATCAGTCTGGCGCGTCGACAACGACGTTCCTCGGTATTGGTGCTGCCAACACGGTATTGACTTCAAGCGGTACCGCGCCGCAGTGGTCAACCAGTTTGACGTTGGCTGGAAGCGTCAGCACGACTGCAGCCACCATCACCACCGGCAACCTCGCCTTCACCGGCACCGCCCAGCGCATCACGGGCGACATGAGCAATGCGACGGTTGCTAGTCGCGTGATGTTCCAAAGCAGTACAACGAATGGCCAAACCAGCGTTGGGTTGATTCCAAACGGAACATCGACTACATCGCAAATAAATTTTGAAACAAGCAGCACAGACGTAACAAATGCGTCTTATCTGCAAGTTAGAAATACTGGTTCAGAATCTGGCTTTGACTCTAATAAGCGAGGCACAGGCTCCTACCTCCCGATGACCTTCTACACCGGAGGCAGCGAGAGGGTCAGGATAGATACGTCGGGCAACGTCGGGATCGGCGGGACGGCAGATGCGTATGCAAAAATTCATGTTCTCGGAACATTGCCAACTTCCGCTACTTTTACCAATGGAATTCGCATAAGCGGCACTATTCCCAGTGGGACAACAGGCGGTTGTTCTGTTTTCCAAAGCGCGCCAACAACGCAAGCCGCGTCGTTTACGCTTGCATCACTTGTTCATTTTAGCGCTCAATCACAAGTTTTTGGCGCTGGCTCAGTTATCACATCGCAATACGGGTTTGTTGCCGATTCCAGTCTTACCGGAGCCACCAACAACTATGGCTTCTTTAGCAACATCGCCTCTAGCGCGGGCCGCTGGAACTTTTATGCAAATGGAACAGCGGCGAATTATTTTGCGGGTAATGTCGGTATTGCCACTACTTCGCCCGGCAGCGCCCTCGACGTTAAAGGCACGTTGCGGCTTTCAGGTTCTACTTCTGGCTATGTCGGATTGTCGCCCGCGGCAGCAGCCGGATCGACCACGTATACATTACCGTCGGCGGATGGAACAACCGGCCAGTTCCTTTCAACTAATGGAAGCGGTACATTATCGTGGTCATCGGCAGGCGGCGGCGCACAGGACTATATTGTCCAGTCTTACGGAGTCGTTTGAGGTAAAAAATTATGGCTACAGCAGCACAATACGCATCTACAGTTCGCACAGCGCAAGCGCAAGTTTCCGTTGCAAATACCAACCGAAACGGTTCTGGAACCATTGCAACGGTGTTTACTGCCGGTTCTAGCGGTTCGCGAATTGACGATATTTATATTACGGCGACTGGCACCACCACTGCCGGCGTCGTTCGTTTGTTTTTGAATGACGGCACAAATACTTGGCTGTTTCAGGAAATCCTTGTCACGGCAATTACGCCTAGCACGACTGTGCAGGTATTCCAGTTTGTGCTTCTAAACCAAGCGCTAATCCTTGCAAACGGTTGGTCTTTGCGTGCCAGTACGAACAACGCTGAGACCTTCAACATTCAAGTAACGCGTGCGGGTGACTTCTAATGAATCCGGGTACATTCCAAGGCGCGGGAATCGGTACCGTCGCCGGATCAATTAGCCGTTATATCCAGACTCCAACAATCACTACATCGCGGGTTATTCCGGTTCCGCCGGGAACTCAGCGAATTGAGGCATTGCTTGTTGGCGGTGGTGGCGCAGGCGGATCAGGATTCGGCGCTGGTGGCGGCGGATTTGGTGGCGCGGCCATCATGGAAATACCAGTCACCGGATCATCATTGGTTGTCACGATTGGCGCTGGCGGATCTAGCAACGGCGCCGGCGGCTCCACATTCATCACATCGGCTGGCACGCGTTACGCGGAAGTCGGTGGCGGTGGCGGCTCAGGCTCTAGCAGTGCCGGGCGATCTGGCGGCGGCGGCGCAGCAGGCGCTTTTGGTGGGCCACCTCCGATAGGAAAAATGTTGTGGACTGCTTATGCGCAAAACGGTGCGGGCAGTGCTTCAATAACAAACTATACCGCATATGCGTATGCAGGGACTGGCATTATTGGTATTACTGGAACTACTGGCGCCTTAAATGGAATCATGGGAGCCGGTGGCGGCGGTGGCGTTGGTGGCGGCGGCGCTGGTGCAGTCGGCGGCGGTGGTGGTTCGAATACTGCTTTCCCAGCCGGCGCTGGCGGCCCCGGAAATTTTGGTGGCGGTGGCGGCGGTAGTTATTACGGCGGCGGTTTCGGCGGTAATGGCGGAAGTCTCACAAGCCTTTCAATTTGGGGATTCACGGGTTTTGCAGGCGCTCCTACGCCGGGCGATAACGGCGGTGGTGGTGGCGGTTTGTTAGGCGCTGCATCTGCTGAAGCAGGTGGCGCTGGCGGCGGCGGTGGCGGCGGCGGTGCTGGTGTTTCCGGTGCCGGTGGCGCTGGTTTTGCAGTAATTCGCTTTTACTTGTAAGGCAATAACATGACCAAAAGATTTGCAATTATTAAAGGCGACATAGTCGATAACATCGTATTAAGCGATGATCCTTTAGATGTTGATGGCCTTTGGATAGACATTACTTCGATGTCTCCTGAACCATTGATAGGATGGGGATATGTCAACGGTGCTTTTGTTGCGCCGCCCGAAAAACCATATGTTCCGCCATCCGTAATCACCAAGGCGGCATTTCGGTTTCGGTTTACAGATCCCGAATATGTTGGGATTTTGTCTGCTGCAAAAACCGACATCAACGTAGCCTCGTGGGTTGAGACGTTTAACATGCTGTCAACCGTTGATTTGAAAAACCAAAGGACTATTGATGGCGTTAACAACCTTGTGAGCGCGGGTCTTCTTACCGCTGACAGGGCAAATCAAATCCTGACTGCGCCAGTTCAGCCGGGTGAAATGCCCTAATGATTAGCGAGTGCAAAGTTCCAAGCCTGAATCAGGTTTTGGGACAAAAATATCCTGAATTAAAATATGAAATATCCGATGACTTTGTTGGAGTGTATGACAACGTCTTTAGCAGGGACTATTGCAATCGCTGGATAAAGCATTTTGAAGAGGCCGATGCAAACGGGCTTTCGTACAACAGAGCGCAGGGGATGGGTCGAGAATCCCATGTAAACGCAGATCAAGCGATTGATTACGCTCAGGCCCAGTTTTATCACAACCATGATATGAAACTGGAATGTGCAGAATTTAACGCTCTGTTTTGGGATGCTTGTTATTCAGTTTATGCAGAAAAATTTTCGATTCTAAAAAACTCAGAATCGCACAAAATTTACACGGTAAAAGTACAAAGAACGCGACCAAAAGAAGGCTATCACATTTGGCATTGTGAAGATTCCACGCGTCTTACTAGAAATAGACTCCTGACATTCATGGTCTATTTGAACGATATAGAAGACGGCGGAGAGACCGAGTTTTTGTATTTAAGCAAACGAGTCAAACCGGTCGCCGGCCGAGTAGTGATATGGCCATCTGGCTTTACTCATACTCATCGCGGTAATCCGCCGTTAAAAGATACGAAATACATTATTACTGGCTGGATAGAATTCTGAGGGATAGTGATGGAAATCAATCTGAAATTGACGGTAGAGGAAGTAAACATGCTTCTTGGCGTTTTGGGCCAGATGCAAAATTCGTCTGGCACGTACCCTTTGCTTGTAAAGATCAAGCAACAGGGCGTGCAACAAGTTCAAACTCCAGTGGCTCTGACTTCAGAGCCGCCTGAAATGCAAGTAAACTAAAGACATGGCCGCAGCAACTAACCCGCTGACTTACAACGGTTACGTAACGCAAGTTGCGACGTTGGCTGTCGTCAATACGACGACGTCTGCGGGCGTTGTTGTTGGCGTCGATACCGAGTTCAACAACCTGATTCCACAGATGTTGAACTATGCTGAGTTGCGTATTCAGCGCGACGTTGATTTATTGCCGTCTCAAACGTCTGCTAATTACGTGCTAAACGTAGGCAGCAATCTCTTGCAAGTTCCGGTCGATGACTTTGTCACGATCCAAACGGTTAGCGTGGTTAACGGCACTGCTCAGTTGCCATTGCTGCCGGCAACCAAAGAGTTTTTGCAGAACGTTTATAACGATTCGTCGTCGACCGGTCAGCCTAAATACTTCGCCATGTTTGGCGGCGACCAAGCAAGCGGCGGTAATACGTGGAACAACCTTGTGTTTGGCCCGTATTCTAATAACGCTTACTCGATCGCAATTACGGGCACCCAGCGCTTGCCCAGCCTGTACAAATTTGGCGATACGGCAAACGCCGGTACAGCAACCACCTTTATTAGCGCAAACCTGCCTGATCTGTTGATTCAGGCGTCCATGATTTACATCAGCCAGTTCCAACGCAACTTTGGCGCGGCGTCGAACGATCCCAACATGGGACCGACGTTTGAGTTGCAATACCAGAACCTGCTGAAATCCGCATTTGTTGAGGAGGCGAGAAAGAAGTTTGCAGCATCGGCGTGGTCGTCGATGTCACCCCCGATGGCCGCTACCCCGACGAGGTAGCGTATGCCTCACGCCTCAGTCAAACTCAAACCGGGTATTGACCAAAACGAAACGCCAGCCCTTAACGAGGCTGGTATTTCGTTTTCTAACCTCATCCGTTTTATCTACGACCGCGAAGGTCTGGGTCTTATTCAAAAGTTGGGTGGTTGGACAAAGTTCTATCCCAACACGATTGAGTCGATTATCCGTGCCTTGTGGGCGTGGGAAGACACCAACTCCAATTCGCACTTGGCTGTTGGCACGCAGAACAACACTATCACGGGCGTTGCAAACCTTAGCGTCATTACAAATGGCCTGCGCGATAACATCACGCCGCAGACGCTAACAGACAACCTTGCTTTGCAGTTCTCGACGACCGCGGGTAGCCCCGTTGTCACCGTTACCGACACCACAAACACCGATATCTCTGACTTTGACTCTGTTTACATACAGGTTCAGGTTGCTATCGGCGGACTAATCCTGTTCGGCAACTATCGAACTTTTGCGATCAGCAGCACAACGTACAACATCATTGCGACAGATTTGCTGGGCGCACCGCAGGCTGCAGCCACTTCATCAACAACCGAAGTGCTGCCTGAAATTGACGTTACGTCGGGATCGGCAATTGTCACTATCACGCTGCCAAATCATGGTTATTTGGTGGGCGATACGTTCCCAATCCTTGCGTCGACAGTGGTAGGTGGCGCAACGTTTTATGGCAACTACATCGTTCAAGATGTTTTGAACGCCAATGAGTTTACGATCATCTCGACGATGCTTCCAACGTCGTCAACGACCGGATTTGTAAACGGCAACGATGTTCGAGTGACCTACAATTTCGGCGCAGCGCCGGGCGCCGTAGGTTATGGATATGGCGGCAACGGATACGGTTTAGGCGGATATGGCAACGGCGTCTCGCCAGCCTCTCTGGCCGGCAGCGAAGTAAGTGCCTTTGATTGGACGCTGGATAACTGGGGCGAAGTTCTTATCGCCTGTCCGCGCAACGACACGCTGTATCAGCCAATCTACGAGTGGAATCCAACATCGGGAATCCCAGTCGCAAGCGTTATCCCTGAAGCCCCGATGGTCAACGATGGCGTGTTTGTGGCTATGCCTCAGCGCCAGATCATCGCGTGGGGATCTACGTTCAGCGGCGTGCAAGATCCGCTGTTGATTCGATGGTGCGACGTCAACAACTACAACTCTTGGATTGGAACGGTCACCAATCAGGCCGGTTCGTATCGCATTCCAAAAGGCTCAAAGATCGTCGGCTGTTTGCAGGGCCCGCAGCAGGCGCTGGTGTGGACCGATCTTGGCGTCTGGGCCATGCAGTACGTGGGCCCGCCGTTTGTATATTCGTTTAACGAGATCGGCACTGGCTGCGGATTGATTGCTAAGAAAGCCGCGGCATCAATCTCGGGTTCGGTGTATTGGATGGGCCCCTCGCAATTCTTCAAACTGTCGGGAGAGGGCGTGGCTCCGGTCGCGTGCCCGATTTGGGACGTGATTTTCCAAGACCTCGACCAGACCCAACTTGACAAGATTCGTGTCGCCGTGAACTCGCGATTCGGTGAGATTACGTGGTACTACCCGACCGAAAGCAATGGCGGTGAAGTCAACGCCTACGCGAAGTACAACGTGTATCTGCAGCAGTGGGACTACGGCACGCTTGCTCGCTCGGCATGGATCGATCAGTCAGTGCTTGGTCCGCCGATTGGCGCAGACCCGGATTCGCTGTACATCTACCAGCATGAGACTTCGACCGACGCTGACGGTCAGCCGTTGCTGGCCAGTTTTCAGACCGGCTATTTCACGATGTCGAACGCCGACGTGAAGATGTTCGTCGACCAAGTGTGGCCCGATATGAAATGGGGCTACTTTGGCGGCACGCAGAATGCCACGGTTAACCTGACGTTCTTTACGACGGACTACCCGGGCCAGACACCCCAGCAGTTTGGTCCATATCCGCTCACGCAGAGCACTACGTTTATATCGCCTCGCTTCCGCGGGCGTCTCGTATCGATCAAGTTGGACAGCACTGATGTCGGTAGTTTCTGGCGTATCGGTAATATCCGATATCGAACCAAAGAAGACGGTAAATTCTGATGACGACGTCACTAACAGACATCCTGACAACTCAAAAGAATGGCGTGATCGCCATCAACAATCTTGCGAGTTATACCCAGACGATTGCGAGTTACACGACCGTGCTTGCTGGGACCGATCAGTTGGCTCCGCCCACGGGTGGCACGACGAGTTATGCGACGATTTACACGGCGCCTGCCGGGGTGATTGGCCGAATCTCTGAGATTGATATTTGCAACGGCAATGCTGCCGCTGCAACTTTCTACATTCATTTGATTCCCGCAGGCGGAACGGCAAGCACCTCGAACGCTCTGTTCTATAACGCACCGATCAACGGCAACACGACTGTGCAGTGGACGGGCGGTCTTGCGCTTAACGCAGGCGACTTTGTTCAAGTTAAGGCATCCGTAACGGGCATCACGTTCAACGTCAGCGGTGGAATCGTATGACGATTAACGTATATCCGCCGTACGGATCGGGCCCAAACAACCCGGTCAACATTACGTTTCCGCCAACCTCACTCGATGCGTTCGGGCGGTTGCAAGTTTCTGAGCCTTATACGCTGTTCGACAGTCAGAATCGTTACGCTACGGACAATCAATTTGATACGGCACTAACGGGAACCGGAACGACGTCGTTCCTGACTAACGAAGCCGCCGTAAATATGGAAGTGACGAGCGGAGGAGTTGGCTCCGTTGTTCGGCAGTCTTATCGATCCCTGCCTTATCAGCCCGGCAAGGGGCTTTTAGTGTTGGCGACATTTGTGATGTCGAGCAGCACTAGCGCAAACTTGACCCAACGCGCGGGTTATTTCAATTCCGAAAACGGCGTGTTTTTCCAAAAAACAGGAAGCACGCTTTCGTTTGTTTTGCGTTCTTTTGTGACTGGCGTTGCAAGTGACGCTCGAACCGTCAACCAGTCCTCATGGAACGGTGACAAGTTAGACGGCACCGGGCCTAGTGGTATTACGCTTGATGCCAGTAAAGCGCAAATTTTGTGGATGGATTTTGAATGGCTTGGCGTAGGTTCCGTGCGATGCGGATTCGTCATCAACGGGATCTTTTACCTTTGCCATACATTCAATAACGCAAATATCATCTCGAATGTGTACATGACGACGGCAACTTTGCCGGTGCGTTATGAAATCACTTCTGTAACAGCGGCCGTTGCCGCATCAATGAAGCAGATTTGTTCGACGGTAATATCAGAAGGTGGTTACGAACAAGCGTCAATTGACCACATAGCAAGACGAACAACGGTACTTGGAACGATCAACACGGCCGCAAATTTTCTTCCGGTAGTGTCGATTCGATTGGCGGCGGGTCGCACGGGCGCTGTTGTCATCCCAAATCGAATTCAGTTTCAACCGACAACTTCGCAAAACTACGAACTTGCATTGATTAAAAATCCAACGTTGACCGGCGCTACATGGGCAGCAACTGTTCCATCAGATACCAATGTTGAATTTGACGTAGCGGCTACAGCGATTTCTGCGGCCGGCACGATTGTGCAAACCGGGTATATCTCAAGTAGCGGCGGCGGCGGTCAGGCAAGTACGTTGGCCCCGACGGGTTATAACTGGGATTTGCAACTTGGCGCGACGATTGCTGGCGTCAGTGACATTTATACTTTAGGCGTGCGAACCATTTCGGGCGCCACAACGGGCGACGGCGTCGGTTCCATCTCGTTCTACGATCTGACTCAATAAGGGGCGACCATGCCGCTGCAAAAAGGAAAGTCTCAGGAAACCATCAGCAGCAACATCAGCGAGATGGTTCATGCCGGTCACCCGCAGAAGCAGGCAATTGCCGCTGCGCTGCAGACGGCTCGCGAGTCAGCGAAGGGCGGCTTGCGCATGCCTAAGCCCAAAATGCCAAGCCTCGGCAAGCCAATGAAGTTGCATACCGGCCCGATCCATAGCGCCGTGGCTGGTCGTACCGATCACCTTCCTATGCACGTTCCGTCCGGGTCCTATGTGATTCCGGCCGACATCATTTCGGCCATGGGTGAAGGCAACACCATGGCTGGCTTCAAGCAAATGAAGCGCATTTTTGGTGGCACTCCGTATGGCGGTAAAAAGCAGCCGTACAACGTCGCGGGCGGCCCTTACGGCATGTCGAGCGATATGCCTTATGGTCAGGGCGCCGGTCCGTACGGCGGTGAGTTGCCGGGCAAGGCTGAAGGCGGAGAAACCGACTCGGTGCCGATCGTGGCTGCCGGCGGCGAATACGTCCTATCGCCCGAAGAAGTTCGTATGGTTGGAGAAGGAGATTTAGAAGTCGGACACAAAGTCCTTGATGAATTCGTAAAGCGATTCCGTAAAGAAACTATCAAAACGTTACAGAAACTACCCGGACCAAAGAAGGATTAATTATGGCTGACGATATCAAGATCAGAGTTGCGACCGCCGAAGACCTCGACGAGATTATGAAAATCGCGTTGGCGGCATGCGAAGAGAACGGATTTCTTAACCCAAACCCGCAGAAACTGGCCGCTGAGATTTGGCCAGCGCTGCATCAAGATCACGGCATTTGTGGCGTCATCGGCAAGCCGGGCGGCCCGATTGAGGGTGTTGTCTTGTTGCGCATCGGCAGCATGTGGTACTCCGATGCTCAGGTTGTCGAAGAGAAGGCTATTTTCATTCACCCAGAATTTCGTAGCGCCAAAGGCGGACGCGCTAAGCGCCTGTGCGAATTCAGCAAGAAGGTTGCTGATACCCTTGGAATTCCGCTGATTATCGGCGTACTATCCAATAGCCGCACAGAAGCCAAAGTTCGCATGTACGAGCGCCAGTTTGGCAAACCAAGCGGTGCTTTCTTCCTCTACGGCGCAAAGACCGGAGAGTTCCAGAGAATGGAGCAGTAAATGGGCGGCAAAACAAGTAAGAGTACCCAAACAGTATCCATTCCACCGGAGGTACTGGCGCGGTATAACGCAGTTAACGCGCGTGCTGAAGACGTCGCCGGCCGGCCGTTTCAGCCGTACTCTTACAATCCCGCCGACTTTGTCGCTCAATTGACTCCGACCCAGTTGGCGGGTATTCAGAACGTCAACTATGCCGCCGGACAGGCTCAGCCGTATTACGACGAAGCCACCAATCAGTTGATGGGCGCCCAGATGGCCGCTGTGCCGTATTATGGGCAGGCAGGGCAGGATGTTGCTGCCGGTCAGGGTTATGGCATGGCCGGCACTGAGGCCGCCCAGAATCTAATGTATGGCGGTATTAACGCCGCCTATCCGCTGAATTATCAGGCTCTCGGCACATACCAGCAGGGGTATGGTCAGGGCCAGCAGTTGCTTGGACAGGGGATTGGCCAGTATTACGGTGCGCAAACCGCTGCAGATCCGTTTCAAAGGGCTGCGGCAGGCAACATTGGCGCTGCTCAGGATGTCGGCTCGCAGTTGGCTCAACAGGCATATGCTCAGCAGGCTCGCGCTGGTGCCGCTGCAGATCCGTTCAATTACGCGGCATCTGGCGCATTTCAGCAAGGATACGGTCAAGGCCAGCAACTGCTCGGACAGGGCATTGGTCAGTTGTATAGCGCCTTAGGCGCAGCACAACCGCTGCAATATCAGGCAGCAAGCGGAATTCAAGAAGCCACTGGGATTGGTCGTCAGTTAGGCGCGCAATCGTATGGAACGACGCAGCGCGCCGGCCAAACGACGATGCCAATCAACTATCAGTCGTTGAGCGGATTGGAGCAGGCATTCTTGGCCGCTCAACCGTACACGCAAGCCGCAACAGAGCGTTACGGCGTCGGATTGGAAAGAGCCGATCCTTTACAACAGTATTCGTTAGAAACGTTGCGTCGAGCCGGATTGACCGGCGAAACGGTTTCCGGCGAAGCGCTTGCCAATCTTGCTCGCGCTGGATACGCCGCGCAGCCTTTGCAGCAATTGGCTCAGGGCATTTACGGTGAGGCTTATCAGGGCGCTCAGCCATACAACCAAGCCGCCCTTCAGCAGTATTACGGCGGCCTTGGTGCCGCTGGTCCGTTGAGTCAGCAGGCTTTGCAAAACGTTGCCGCCGCTCAGGCTGGCGCACAGCCGTATCAGCAATTTGCGACCGAACTCGGTCTTGCCGCTGCGCGCCCAGTTTCTCCGGGTCAATTGACCGGGTTCGAGATCGGTCAATACATGAGTCCGTATATGTCGACCGTGGTCGGTCAGACGCAGGCTCTGCTCAATCAGCAGGCTCAGCAGGCTCAGGCCGAGCAGACTGGCAATGCAATTCGTGCAGGCGCCTTTGGCGGCGACCGTGCTCGCATCGCCGCTGCAAACCTTCAGCAGCAACAGCAGTTGGCGCAGGGCAAGGTTCTTGGCGACCTTCTGCAGTCTGGCTACGGTCAGGCGCTACAGACCGCGCAACAGCAACAGCAAATCAATCTTGCTGCCGAGCAAGCCAACCGCGCCGCTCAACAGGCTGCCGCAGGTCAGTTGCTTGGCGTTGGTCAGACCGGATTCGGTCAGGGCATCACGGCCGCTCAACAGCAAGCCGCGTTGGCTCAGCAATTGTTTGGCCAGCAAATGGCGGCCGGTCAAGGCATCGCAGGCCTCGGGCAGCAGACGTTTGCTCAAGGCCTCTCGGCTGGTCAGGCGCAGCAGGCTCTCGCGCAGCAGTTGTTCGGCCAAGGCGCCACGACTGCTCAGCAGCAGGCTGCGATCGCTCAGTCTTTGTTTGGCCAAGGCGCTACGTCGGCAGCCCAGCAGGCCGCTCTTGCTCAGCAGATGTTTGGCCAACAGGCTACAACCGCTCAGGGCCTTGCCGCCCTTGGTCAGCAGTTGTATTCGCAGGGCACCAACACCGCGCAGGCTCAGGCTGCGATCGGTCAGCAAATGTTTGCTCAGCAGATGGCGCAAGCCCAGCAAGAAGCCGCTTTGGCTCAAATGCTGTACGGGCAAGGCATGGGAGCCTCACAGGCTCAGGCTGCTCTTGCTCAACAGCAGTTTGCTCAACAGCAGGGAATTGGCCAAAACATTCTTGGCGCAGGCCAGCAAGCCTTCCAGCAAGGTCTTGGCTTGGGTCAGGCTCAACAAGGATTGGGCCAGCAGTTATTTGGCCAAAACATGCAGCAGGCCCAACAGCAGGCTGCATTGAGTCAGTTGCTGTTCGGTCAAGGAACGACTGCCGCTCAGCAGCAAGCCGCCCTTGGTCAGCAACTTTTTGGGCAGGGTCTTGGCGTTGGTCAGGCTCTTACCGGCGCAGGTCAGCAAGCCTTCCAGCAGGCTCAGGGTCTCGGCGGAGCGCAGCAGGCAATCGCACAGCAATTGTTCGGGCAGGGTCTCAGCGCCTCGCAGCAACAGGCCGCGTTGGGTCAGCAGGGTTTTGCTCAGCAGTTGGCCGCCGCTCAGGCTCGTCAGGCGCTCGGTCAGGGCCTTTATGGCATGGGATCTGGCACGGCTCAGCA